TGCGAAGCAGTTTTTTGATGATCGCTTCTTTTTCTTTTGTGTTGAGGTTTGCCTTATCTCGTACTTCTTTTGCTGCCTTAATAGGGTTGGCAAGAATTTTCAAGATTTTTCGGTTCATTTCTTTTTCTTAGCAGTCTTTGCTGATCGCGCAAAGTTTGCAGCAGTTGGTGCACCTTTTGATCCAGGCGACCTCATTTTTTCACCACTGCCAGCAGCAATACGCTTCCGCTTAGCGTGGATATTTGCATAGAGTCCTCGTTTTGCAGGCATAATTAACACTTCCATTTACGTAGAGCCAACGCTTTCCTTGTCGGTTTACCGTTGGGTTTTTTCATTGGTCCTTTTACACCACTCATCCGTGCACAGAAAGAGCGTTTACGTGCCCCTCCACCAGGTTGTGGTGCTTTTAAATTTGATCCTGTTGCCCTGTTGTACTTTGCCCGGCCCTTGGCTGTAAGCCCCCCAGACCGTGACTTATGAGTACCCATCTTGAGACTTACATTCTTAGCCATTACTTTTTCCTTTTAGCCCTAAGCATTTTAAGGTCAGAAGCATCAATTTTATTGGGACTTCCCCCCATTCGTGCAATTGTTTTCTGTTTAGTGCTGAGTTTTTTTGCGGGCTTTTTTTTGGGCGGACGACCTTTTTGTGATCCGTATGTACCCTTTCCGTATGGCATAATAATTAATAAGTAAGGTTAGATCTGTCTAGTTTTTCAAATATATCCTGCCGATAAGCTGGGTCTCTGTCGTAACGTGGGTCAGACATTGCTTCTACAACTTCTGCCTGACTACGGAATACATCAACCTGTTGTCTAGGTGCACGACCAGTTGCCATTTCACCATCAAAACCAACAGACTTTTCCATCTCTGCTTTTAGACCAGAGACGGCCAACTTAATAAGACGTGCATTACCGCTATCTACAAGTTGGTCGAAGGCTTCTACATCAGACGGGTCTAGATTTTCTCCAGACCACGACATCAGTTGTTGATAACCTTCTTCACCACCAGCAGTGTTTTTGATTTGATTTACTTCAGATTCAGATAAGTCCACTGATGGTGCAGTAGGCAAGTTACCTTGCATCTCCATATAAGCATTCACAAGATCTGCACTAGACATAGAATTAAATTGTTCCATGACCTCTGGTGTGATTTCACCAGTTTCTGCATACATCGTTGATGCTTCTGTAATTAACGACTGAGCTGGAGATATTTCTACTTCTTCTTCGTCTTTGGTTTCGTCGGTTTCTGACACTGGCAATTCTTCGCCATTTGTTTCACCTAGTTTTTTTTGTAGTTCAATGTAAGCTTGCTCTAATGCCTCAGCATCTTTAAACTTACCTGCCAGCATCTGTTGCTGATCTGCTGCCGCCTGTTCACCAATAGCTATAGCTTCTTGCTCAGCTTCAGTGAATTCAGGGTTGTCAGCAGGGGTGGGATCATACGTCAGTGTAGCCATTTACAGTTTTTACTTTAAGGTTTCCAAGTCCAACAGTATTAACAATATTCTTAGGACGATTTGCACCAATTTTTGGTTTAGGTGCATATTTATTTTCAACTGCGTCTTCTACGGTTAGTTCTACTTTTTCGTTAGGGGGTTGTTTAACCTTCCGGGTCCGGGTCCGCTTCTTGGTTTCCTGTGAGTCCATTCATCATCTCCATAGCTTGTGGGTTCTTGGTGGGATCCGCCATCGGTGCTGATGCAAACTGCCCAGCCTGTTTGACTAGCTCTTGCTGTGCCATCATTTGCTGTTGTTCTTGCATCTGTCCTTGTACTTCTTGCAAACTCTTCACAAGGTTAAGTACATCGATACCTTGTGCAGTTGCAAGACGCTTAATAAACTCATCAGGGTTGATGAACTTAGCGATTGATTCAGGACCCATTGTCTGTGCAATGGTTGTGATGAACTGGATCAGTGATTCTCTATCTTGACCACGACCAAGTGCGTTTACACCAGCCACGATCTGTGGACGGACAATACCTTTTGGTAGCTTAGGTAGTTGACCACTACGCTGTAGCACCATCAAGGTACGATCAAGATATGGTTTAAGGAACTCAACAGTCAACAGTGAGAACATCCCACCTAGTTGCTGCTCTAGTTCCAGTTGTGTTAGACGTACTTCCTCTGCAGTTGTACGTTCTGATTGTCTGATGTTCAATACCATGAATGCATCAGAGATACGCTGACCTAATTGATTAGCCATTTCATAGGCTGTTCTGAAGTCAGCTGTTTTGCCAACCTGTACAACTTGTACATCATCAGGTCTACCTTGAATAATTGCACCGTTGCCAGCTTGAGCCAGAGTCTGTGGTTTAGTTGTACTTGAGGGTGATACAAGGAAGACAACCTTAGCGGCTGCTGCAGAGCCTTCTATCAATGCCTGAGAGAGTGCTTCGAGTGACTTTAGATCTCCTAGAAACTCTTCTACTCTGCCACGACCATAAGGTTCCCCATCAAATGTATTAAACCTAAGAACTAACCACGGCGTTGCATTTTTTGGTGCAGTGCTGGTGCTCTTAGGAAGCATCTTATCTTCTGCCTCTTGGAACCAGGTCCACCTACCGTTGTTCTTATCTAGCTTGACGTGTGTAAATACCTCAACGTCATCATCGAATGTATTGGCTCCAGTCTTACCGTTTAGACCACCACCAGCAGAGACTTCATTAGGTTTTTTCTCTTCAGCAGGTGGTAGTCCTAGTACACGACGACTGATCAGTTCCTTTGTGACAATCTCAATGACATTACCGTTGCCATCACGGTCAACCACATAACGATTCAGTGGGTAGTTCTTAAGTCCATCTTTACCCATGAAGATAAGAGAGTTACCTCCTACGATCAGATGTTTAATGGCTTGATGAACAACCACTCGATCATTTGATGCATTGATGTAGTCCATAACCATTCGTTCCATTTTAGAAAACGAAAGGTCAAGTTCACTACGAATTTCTGGATCAAGCTCTTCTCCTAACTTGTCATCTCTGACCTGTAGTTTAAAAAAGCTTGTCTGTGGTGGGAGCAAAGCAAGCATCAATTTAGATGCTAGAGTCACACACGCTTTAGCTCCTACACTTTGCCAAGGTGTTTTTAATGGCTTGTGATTTGAGTTTTCACCATCTCTCGAAATCAAATAAGGTAGCGTCAGTTGTGAGCATTCGTAAGCAACGTCCAGGAACTGTTGACGTTCACTTTGCAGCTCATTATATCTTTGACGAGCACTCATACGTTGAGTCCCCCTGAATCACTACCTAGATTCAATCCACTTTTTAGTGAAGATTGATTTATTCGTCCTGTCCTACCAGCTGTAGATCTTTGACCCCCGATTCTCAAGTCTGGCGCGGCACCAGCAGCTTGTAGCTGTACAGGTGCTTTTTTTGCAGCAGGTGGCGGCGGAGGGGCAGCAAAGGCTGGGGGCAGTGGCTGTGGCTTAGGAGGCTTAGGAGGTTTTGGAGCGTTGAAAAGGCACATTGTTATTCTTCCATGCGTTGTTTTAACCACTCGACAACATGTCTTTGACCAGCTTGATACATAATCTTTTCCATGTTGTCGTATGGTGTAGGTTGAACTGGTGGAAAGTTTTCGTCCATCTCTTTTAAGATGGCATTAGCTTGTAGACCATATGTCTCAAGCTGATTCATACTAATCGTCATTCTTTTTGTGGCAGGATCTACAAGTTACTTCAGTGATTGGATAGTTAGCATTCACTTTAATCTCATCACCACAAACCTTGCACTTCATTATCTTTACTGGATGTAGTTCCATTATGCATAGCTTGGTAGGTTTACATTGCTATGCTCAAAGAACGCCAACATACGACCTGATTTTGTCGCAGAAAAGTTTGGAGCTTTTCCTTGATACATCAGGTTATCGCTGGAATCCAACCAAAATTTTTTGTCCAAATATCTTGACTCAGTATTTGTACTTAGGGGCTCCATGACCCAATTGATTGTCGCCTTCCTCAGTTTATCCAAGGAAGGAGAGTATTTGAGTCCCAACTCTTTACACACGATGTTGTTTGTAGCGACGTGAATTTGTTCATCTCTACTGATATCTGCGCTGACGGTTCGCATTGAAGCTGAACCATTCCACCTAAGAAACGGGAGTAAAACAAAGAAAATTGCAGTTTCGGCAACTTTTGCTTTGAGGATAGTGTGATCTGGATGCGACACCCACGCATCACGGAGAATTTTCGCCTCCTTTTCAGCCTTAGGATCAATGCCGTAAGCATCGGCGAGGAAACCAAGAGCCAGGTCGTGCTTTTCTTCGTCTTTGACATTGGATTGAAGT